TTGAGAAGTGTCAGAATAGAGTAAAAGCTCTGGGTTTAAGTTTATCCCTAAATACAGATTGGCATCAGGATCTACTTTGAAACCTATCTCTTCTAGCTTGCCTGCAGAGTTTAGGTCGTAGATTATCTTCTTGTAGGTCTTGTGTTTCTTTAACTCGTTTAGGTTACGATTCAAAGACTTTATTACCCATACTGGATTTATCTTGTTCAATATCATAATATTGCTTTTATTTTTTCTTCGAAGTGAGGATTCTTTTTGAGTATCGAAACTCTTAAGTCAGAACGAATTTTTCTGAGCTTAGTCTTTACTGTGTTTTCGTTCATTTCGTACTTCACAGCAATGTCTTTTACCTTCTTGTTCTTTATCATCTTATCGACAGCTATTCCCTTAAGAACAGGATCTGGGATTTCGTGTATCTCTGTGATTGTCGTGTTATAGATCATGTCTAGATCTCCACTGCTCACAGTTACTTCGTCGAACTCATCGGGCCTTTCGATCTTGTGTTGGATAAGGTCGATGTCATAGTGAGAGTTCTTCTTTTGATGATAAAGATAAAATAACGTCTCGTTCCTGGCAATAGTGTATATCCAGGTAGTAAACCTGCCCTTTTGATAATTAAACTGGCAGATGTTCTTAAATATCTTTTTGAGAGTCCACTGAAGGGCCTCTTCAGTATCCACATCGTTTTTGCAGAATTTCCAAATAAAATATCGGAGCTTCGGATAGATTAGGTTTGCGAGCTCATTTCTGTCTGATTCTTTTACGTCTTCTAAGAGTAGCTTTTCGGATAATTCTTGAATTCTTGCATTAGTTCTAGCGTTGGTTTGTTCATTCATATTAGTTTACTTCCATTTTTTTGCTGTTTATTGAGTTGATTATCTTAACACACTTTGCACATTTCTCATACTCTTCGAGTTCTTCATAAAAAACTATCGCTTTTTCTAAGCCGCTTATGAACTTTTCTTGAGAAAGGTTGATTGTGTATAGATCGTCATTGATGCTTATCTTTACGATAGTCGCTTCTGTTTTTTCTAGGTCGCCGTACGATTCTTCGATGGAATTGATTAAGTTATCATATATCACTTTTTTGTGGTGGTTGAACACTTCATCGAGCGTGATGTCACCTTGGAATTTTAGGGTCTTCATAGTTTTCGTTTTATACAATATAAGTATACTACAATTGTCCTAACTTTTAAAAAATTTGGAGTTAATTTTTTTCATCTTATCTAGAGCCTCTAAATCGAAAACATTTGAGGCTTGTGCTTTATTAGATTCTGCTCCACTCGATGGAGCGTTTACCTTCCTTAAAGTATCGTAATCGTATAAAGGTTTGGTAGAACCCGTCCTAAATAGACTGAATATCTTTTCTTCGACTTCCCTACGATATTCGGGACTAGCTGCCTCATATGTTGCTATTGAAAGATCCCACATTTGGGAAGACTCAAAAGCCGGAGCAAGATTGACGCTAGTCATTGCAAGGTCATCGTTTCCGTTCTGTCCTCTATACGTTCCTCCCTTGGACCTACCAAAAGACATTAACTCAGCAATGGTTAGGTAATCGTTAGGAATTATACGGGTGATCTCTACTAAATACTTGAATTTTTCACAGTATTTTATCTTATTAGTTGGGCCAAGTCTTATTCCTGGTTTAGCTTGCACTGCCATTTCTGTGTGTTTAGTATGTATTAGCTGAGATGACCAGTATTCCTCGTTATCTTGTAGTCTATTCTTTATTATCTCTCCTTTATGGTTCATCTCAAGGACGATCCTAACCTTTTCAGGATTGAATAGATCGTATGTTATGTATTCAACTGCTGCTGCGAATTGATTCACGTCGATCTCGTTAGACCTTAGTGTTGCTACCTGGATTAGAGAAACTGTGTCAGCTTCTCCACGTATGGCTTCCTTTTTCTTGATTAGTTCCTTTACTGGAAGGGCAACTGCCTTGTATATGTTAAGTACTGAAAAGTCTCCACCGACACCGTCCGCAGTATCTATAGAAAATATGTAGAAAGCCGGATCGTTTTTATAGTCGGATGGGGTCCTTTTTGCATAGCTCGGATGGACGGTAAAGTAATCGTTTATCCACTGCTTGTCTTCAGTCAACATGAAGCAAGAATTGACGTAGTTTGCACGTATTCCATATAGCCTCTTGAGCTCGTTTGAATTGAGCAATAACTGGTCGGACGAGAAGAACTGAAGGCCATATTCTTGGTTAAAGTCTTCGACCGATCCCATGTTAGCAATCGCCTTTTGTTTCCACTCTTCGTCCCTACCTTTTACCTGCCACCAGTCTACTCGTAAAGGAACATATTCGCTGATTCCAGCAATCGCATCCTGCCAGATCTCATAGAACTTATTACGTCCATTTGGAGTGGAAGTTATGATTACTTTCGCGTTAGGGTCGGCAGTGATAGTAGGTAAGATTGCTCGATAGAACTCGTCCAAGTTAGACTCGTTGATGTGAGCGAACTCATCGATGTAAAGCAAGTTAACGGTAAGACCGATACCTGATTTCTTTGTGGTTGTTCTACCGACTATACGACTGTCGTTATCGAACTTGATGTTTCCTGAGTTTATGTGTTTGATTCCAGGTTTTAAGAAGAAAGGGAGACCGTCTAGACATATACGGAACTTGTCCAATAGCTCTCGAGTGGTGGTAAAGTTGTCGGCTACGACCAATGCAGTCTTTTCTGCATGGAAAAGAAGGAACCACAAGATAAAGATGGCAGACGTAACTGACTTACCAGTCTGACGACTTGCCATCAGGATGTTGTATTTGTTTCCTTTAAAGGAGGTAAGAATCTCTTCCTGAAAATCACGAAGGCCTGGAGTGTCCTTGACGAACTTTACACCATCATCAGTCTGTATCTTACAATAATTGATCGCAAAGTAGATGAGGTCGTACTTACATCTCTTTAGCTCTTCCCATTCTTCTGGAGTGTATTCAAAAGGTAGATTGGCTCGTTTTAGAGCAATATCGTTGTCCTTGAATGGAGAGTTATGGATTCCTTTGATATCGAACCCTTCGTTTTCGATCTCGTCTAAAAGCTTATTGATTCGGATTGTCGTCCATACCGATGTGTTTGTGTCGTCGTCGCCACCGGACATCGCTGATATTTTTCTAGGGGTAAACGCGCCCCTGTTTGACATTATATCTTTCATCGACTTAAAGTATTTCGTTAAGGTCTATAAAATCATCGGTCTCTTCGTCGTCCTGAATCTGAATGTTTCTTTCACGCATCAGGTCTGCCTTCTTTGTTGGATTTATCAGGTCTCCGGTAGGAACCTGATTGCTTTCAGGCTTAGGCTCAGACGGAAGACTCTTTATCACGTTCTTGGTTCCAACTGTAATAAAGAACTGACCTTCTTCTGGACTAGAACCTATCTGTTGGGAATCTGGGTTCACTGGAGCCTCACTGTTTAGTTTCCTATAAGTATCTTCTAGAAACAAGACATAGTTTGCCTGCATCTTCGTAATGGAAGCCATTTTGTCTTGTAGTTGGCCCATAACCTCGATCAATCGAGGATGAGTGTTACCTGAAGTTATCTCTTCCATTACCTTGATGATCGTTATCTTGATCGTCTTTAGCTGGAAGAAAAGGTTTGAGATGTTGATTGTATCTAGTTCCTTCTTGTGCTTTGCGTAATCGTTTTCCTCAAAGATTCCAACGTCTACAAAGTTTTTGAATAGCGAGTCCGTTATCTGTCTCGCCTTGTTGGTAAACTGGTTGCTCATCTCCTCAAAGTCGTATGGGCTTTCCTTCTTGGTCTGCTCTGAAACTTCGTTGTCCACGACGAGGTCAGTATGAGTCTCTTGACCTATTGCGCTCAATAGGCTACTTATTTCGTTTTTTAGGTGATGTCGATCTTCTCGACTTATTCCGCCTTTTCCTTTGGCCATATGTTGTTATCTTATCTTGTTTTCGTGTTTATCCAGTGCAGGGTTTGCAAATATCTTTATCTGCTTTACCGATTCTACCCATTCATACACTACCTTATCCATCTGCCCTATGAAATAGTCTAGGTTTTCATTCACCCCGAACATGTAAGAAGAGATCGAGTTTTTCATGATCTTGTCCTTATAGTCGTAACCGACGTTAAGTCTCTGTTCTTTTCTAGCGTAAATCGCTCTAAATATGCTGTCTTTTACCATGTTAAGCCTCCTTTCTTCCTATTATGTCTTTAATCTGTATGTTGACCGGACCCAGAGCACCCTCTGTGATTCCAGTAGAATAGATGTTTCCGTAACGATCCGTGAATCCTCCCCTTACCAAAGGAAGTTCCTTTTCGGATATTATTATGTCGTTGAACTCGTCGACACCGATATCCGCAGCAGTAGGATCAGCTATCTTAGAAACCTCGTTCTTCTTACAGACTATCGTTATTGCGACTGAGTCTACTCCATTTACCTCTTCGACTATCTTGATCAAGTCGCTCTTAGGTATCCTGTTTCTTCGAGTGGTCTGTATAAAGAAGTTTGCAATGTTGTTCAAGATGTCTCTCTTGATGATGTCGGTAGTAACGTCATCGTATACGATTATCGAAACGTTTACAACATATTCGCTGGCGATTGGGTCGACTATTTGAATGTCGGTCGATATGAGCTTGCTTCCGCACTTCTCGATGTATTGTAAAAGAGAGTTCTTTTGAAAATCACTCATTATGAACTTGTCGATGCTTGCGCTGTAATAGTCCTGAGGATTCGTAAAAGTCTTTCTTATGTCTGGCACTAAAAACAGGTTAAGTATCCTGTTGTCTAGTTCGTTCAGATAGACCTGTATTATAGAGAAAAGCTTTAATCTCTTAAGGACGGTTTCGTAATGATCGACATTGACTAATGCAAAGCTCTTAGACTGTCTAGGCGCAATGAGTTTAGTCAGTTTAGAATCTTCTGGGTTGACTCCAAAGAATGGAGGGTTTGTTGTGGTGATCTCAACGTATTCGTTAAGGTCTATCTCGTCTCCAAGTATAGTAAGTCCCGTGTCTACGAATTCAAACTTTACTGAGCTTGGGTCTTCTGTTCTGATGTTTCCTAGAACCCCATCGTTTATGATGTATTCGACTATTATCTCTGAGCCGTTTGGCGGAATCTTTCCATAGTTGTAGTTTCCAAAATATATGTCAAGTCCACTAGTTATTCCAGTCCTAGCAATAAATCCAGCCTCGTTTCTAGGCATGTCTAGAATGGACTCGTATTTTTTCCATTTTTCTCCGTTTACAAAAACGTTTATGTAAAAGTTATCTATGTGGAAGTTTTGAGGACTTCCAATAGAGAAACTAGTCATAGGCAAGCCTGTTCCAGTAACCGTCTGTTTTTCAACTGTTCCTTGTCTTAAAGCTAGTCTTAAGCCGTTGCTCGAGCCATTAAAATTAAACTTTACTTCGTCTTGAGGAAGGTCTATGACATAAGGTAGCCCGTTATTCAAACACCTAATCTTAGTAAGGTTAGGGATTATTGCGAGATCAGATGGAAATTCAGTTTCTCCAGATAATATAGAAAGGCTGATCTCACCAGTAGCAGAAACTGATCGACTAGGGTTATGCCCGGCCAAAGAGGCCAATGAATAAATCGAAGTAAGACGTGTAGCTTCATTAACGTTTAGTTCGGTTATCGAGTCCTCAATGTAATAAAATATGAGCTGTGTAAGGTTTTCAGTAACCAATAGTAACTGACCGAATGGTGAAGCCGTCGTGAATATGTTTCGACTCTGACCGAATCTAGTGGTTAAGGTAGTTATCGTCTGACCCAATATGTCTTGAATATAGGTAGAAAGTCTGTTAAGTACCTTGAAATTATCAGTAGCGCTTGCCATCTAGTGTCTAAATTTATTTTATTTATCCTTCCTAGAAAAGAGCAAAACTATAACTTTTAATACTCTAACCTAATTTCAATAAGATAAATAAACCAAAGACCTTCTCATGTTTAAGTCACTAGATAACAAAAGCATATATGAAAGCACAAAGCTTTCGTTTAATTTTAATTTCTTTTCACCACTTTCAAGAAAAGAAGCTGCATCTAAGCTAGCAAAAGCCTTAGGAGTAAAGGTCATGTGGTCGAACAAGATGACTAAGGCATACGAATCGAGCGATGGTCAGTTTAAGCTAGAGCCTACTTATTCTAAGGGTTACAAGGAACTTTCTTTCTCTACCAAGTTTCTTCCATACCAAGAAGGAGTTCACCTATTTCTAAAGGCAATGAATGTAATAGACGAGATAGGATTCACAAACGAACGCTGTGGAGTCAAAACCAGCATCATGATGAACGAAAAAAGCCTAGGACTGGGAACAGGCATAGACAAATTAAATCGTTTAAAATACCTTATAGGTCTAAACGAGAAACAGATATTTGAATGGTGGCCACAGGCTGAAAACGATTCAAAACTAGTTTATCAAGGTCAGTTGAGCCACATAAAGATAAAAAGAGCATACGAGACCTTAATATCTACTAAGCTATTGGAGAAGCTTGACCCACACCATCTAATCCTTACTGAGTCAGAGTTTTTTGGAAACGATTTTTCAGACTTAGGTAAAAAGATGATCTCAATAAATTACATAGGTGGAAAGGGTTACACAAAGAAAAAGAGAGAATCAATAGACACAATAAACCTAGTCATTGAAAGGTTGCATGAAACCCTAAAGGATAACTTAAAGTATTCAGATAAAGAAAAAGCTAAGATCAAGGAGCTTTCCGAGTCCCTACAATCTGCTTTAAACAAGACCAGGTCTTTTACTAGCTTCAAGTCTTCTTTTCCAGAAGCTTCTCTTTCTATTGATCTAAGAGCTGACGAAATGTTAATAGAGTCTCAGTACCTTTCTATTAGGGAAAGACTTTTCGAGTTCGCAGCTGCCGGTGGAATCGAAGAAGCTTCTTTCAATTGGGATACTAAAAGAAAAAAGTTTCAGGTAAAAGGGGCTAAGTTTAAAAACAACTTAATGGTTGAGGATGCTGAGTTTTTTGACTGTACTCTGGAAGGAGAGCTTAAAAACTGCTTGATAGAGAGCAGCATAATAAGAAACTCAAAGCTAATAGACTGTATAGTTCATTCAAACAACCTAATAAAGTTTTCAAAGCTCTTTGAATGCGAGTATTTAGGAGGAGCAAACGAAATCTCTTCTAGTTTTTTAGAGAATTCAGAAGATCGTCCAATCTTTGCAGATTTACGAGAGTGTTTGATATATCGAGGTAAGCTTTCTTTGCTGGCAACAATCGATTCATCTACCAAGATAATCGAATAATTTGTTTTACACGACAGGCGCCTTTATTGGCAAATAAATAAAAAAAATAACAGCACAGGAAGATGTCTATTTATACAAATCTGAACTCTACGAGACAATTGACTACGTCGAGTCTTACCTCTATTGTAGACATTACTAATCTTAATTTTAAAAGCCTAACTGCTGCGACTTTAGAGTTTCTGAACAACATTCAGTATGACGAAACAAACAATAATTTTACCGTAAACACTGGAAGCTTCCAATTCGTTAATATCGAAAACACTCTTTCCCTTAAAACTGACGGGATAACTACTTTTAAGATAGACTCGTTAGGTAGGGCTGAGGGACAGGAACTCCTAGTAAAGGTTGCAGAATCAAAGAGATTAAGATTCACAGACTTTAACGATTGGCCAGATCAAGGCGTTCCAGGAGAGGTAGTTTACACAGGTGTCCAAAACCAAAAACCTCAGTTTGGAGAAGACTTTATCGGTTACTTACAGACTAAGGGCTGGGTGAGTCTTACTCAAGGTGGTTTCTCAAACTACATAACTCTCGCCGAGCTTGATGGAAGCCCACCTTTTCCAGCTCCACCTGCTCCTGACCAAGGAATAGTTTGGATTGGAGCTCCTGGTTACGAGACCGCATACACACCAACTACTCAAACAGTTTACTATACTGAC